ACATGGGAACGACCGGAAGGCCCTGACGGGCGGTCGGAAGCCACGGGGTACTAATGGACGGCAGTCAGATCAAGCCAATCGAGGCGCTACAGGCGATCCTCGAGATGGATAACATTGCCGAACAGCTTCCCGACGAGGAGCTTGCCGTTATCGGGCAGGACGTTGTCACAGAGCATGGCATCGACTGGTCGTCTATGGGGGACTGGCGTGAGCGCATGGAGCGCGGCCTTGATCTTGCGGCGCTGGTCAAGAAGGAAAAGAACTACCCGTTCAAGGGGGCCAGCAACCTCAAGTACCCACTGATCACCACGGCGGCGCTGCAATTCAACGCACGGGCCTATCCGGCGATTGTGCCAAGTGATGATGTCGTAAAAGTGCAGGTGCACGGCAATGATCCGTCCGGCCAGAAGGCGGCGCGAGGTGAGCGTGTCGCGCAGTACCTGTCATACGAACTGTCGTCCGAAGTTGAAGAATGGGAAGAAACCACGGACGAACTTCTGACAATCCTGCCGATTGTCGGGACTGTGGTTCGGAAAGTGTGGTTCGACCCGGTCGAGAACAGGAATCGTTGCCGCATCATCGACCCGCGCAAGTTCGTCGTGAATGCCTCAGTCAAGGTCCTGACGGATGCACCTCGGGTAGGTGAGTTGATTGACCTATATCCCTCCGAAATCAAGTCGCGCCGCCTTTCAGGGTTCTACCGCGACATTGACTATGTGGAGAGCACGGGGCAGGACCCGGAAGGTATCCAGACATTCATTGAGCAGCACCGCAGGCTTGATCTTGATGGCGATGGGTATGGTGAGCCGTATATCGTCACGGTTCACAAGCAGAGCCAGAAAGTTGCGCGCATCGTTGCCGACTTTGAAGCAGGTGATGTGAAGCTAGGTCCGCGTGGCGTGGTGAACATCAAGCGCGGCAGTTATTTCATCCCTTACGACATGCTTCCGAGCATTGAGGGCGGGTTCTTCGGCACGGGGTTAGGCTTCCTTCTCGGGGACATTTCCGAGACGATCAACACCATCATCAACATGATGATTGACGCGGGCCACATGGCTTCGCGTGGTGGCGGATGGATTGGTTCGGAGTTCCGCCTCAAGGGTGGAGTGCAGCAATTCAAGCCGGGCGAGTGGAAGCTTGCAGGTGCGTCCGGCGCTGATATCAAGAATTCGGTCGTGCCGATGACCTTCCCCGGACCGGACGCAACGCTGTTCCAACTTCTCGGGCTTTTGATTGAAGCGGGGAAAGAGGTCGCGAGCGTCAAGGACGTTATGACCGGCGACACAGGTGGTCGCAACATGACAGCGACGACCACGCTTGCCCTCATTGAGCAGGGCATGACGGTATTCACCGCCGCCTACAAACGGATTTATCGGTCGCTGAAGAAGGAATTCAAGCTGTTCGCGCGGCTGAACCAGCGCCATCTTGATCCGCAGAAATACAGCGCTTTCCACGACATTGCCGGGCCTGATGGCAACCCGATGATGTTGGACCCGCGCCGCGAGTTTGACTTGTCAGATATGGATATCACGCCGGTAGCCGATCCTCGCAGCGTGACGAAGATGCAGGAAGCGGCAAAGGCCGAAGTGCTGATGCAGATGGCCGAAAAGGGCCTTGTGGATCGTGGCGAGGCTTCGGCGCGCATTCTCCAGGCGTCCAGCATACCGGACACGGAAGCACTGGCTCCCAAGCCGGACCCGATGCAGCAAGAAATGATGCAGATCCAGATGCAGGTTGCGAAGGCCAATGCGGCTGTTGCGATGGTGTCTGTCGAACAGGCAATGGCGGACGTTGAAAATACCCGCTCCGAAACCATGAAGAACGTAAGCGATGCAGCGGCGAAGCAGGCAACCGTGAGGTTGGATCAGCTTCGGACCGCACTGGAGACAATACGCGATGGACTTGGCGAAACTCTCGGACGCGGACCTGCAGGAATGGCGGGAGCACCCGATCACGGCCCTGCTATCGAAGTGCTTGAAGGTGAGCCACTCGGCGCAGCGCCAGGCGGCAACGTCAGCCTATTGGGCGGGAACGCCTTGGCCGGAGGAGGAGCGCCTCTCCCTGATGAAGGCGGAAGCCCTATGGGAGGACCTTTTTGAAGTCAGCGCAGATGAGTTGCGCAATGCGATGGAGCGGATGAATGAATGAAAGTGGCATAAATCCTATCGAGTTCAATGTGTTGGTTCTGCAAGACAAGATCGAGGAAAAAACCAAAGGCGGTTTGCTTCTCGCGGATGACTTCCGGGATAAGGAAAAACACGCACAGGTGAGGGGCACAATCGTTGCCACATCGCCTCTGGCGTTCAATGAGGACATTTACCCCTCGGGAATGGAGCGGCCAAAGCCCGGCGACCGGATCGCTTTCGCTCGCCACTCCGGGGCGTTCATCCTCGGCAAGGACGGCGTGGAATATCGGATTGTCAAAGACAAAGATGTGGTGGCGGTGATAGATGGCTGACGAAGAACTCAAAGACGACCTGACAGAAGATCAGGTTGAGGCAGAAGAACAGGCAGAGACGCCGGAAGCGCCCGACCCGGAAGCAGAGGCCGAGGCGCGAAAGTACGGCTGGCGCGACAAGAGCGAATTCACCCTTGCCCCCGATGGGTGGGTAGACGCGACGCGGTTCCTCGAACTGCCTTCAACGCAACTCAAGATGACGCGCGACCTCAAGCGCGAACTTGAACGCGAACTGAAATCGCGGAACGAGAAAGACGCCAAGCTTGAGCGCACGGCGCAGATCGCGCTGGAGAAGGTTCGCCAGCAAGAGCGCGAGCGGTACGAACAGCAGCTTCGCGAGATTGAAGCGCAAAAACGTGCCGCTGTGGAAATGGCGGACACTGAGGCATTCGACCGGGCAGAGCGCGCCAGGCAAGGGCTGAAGGCTCCGGAGACGATTGAACCGGCCCCAAGGCAGGAGCAGGTTCCGGAATACATCGCCAAGGCAGAATGGTTGAAAGACCCCCACGCCTATCAGTTTGCGTTCAACGCCATCGAAAGCAACCCGGTCATCCAGGGGCTTCCTCCGGAACGGCAGATCGCTTGGGCGGCGGAAGAGGCGAAGAAGTTCTTTCCAGAGTTGTTCTCGGCAGAGCAGGAGCAGCCTCAGCAGCAGCGTTCGGCGCGTGTTGACTCGGGTGGTCTTGGCTTCCGTCCGAGAACCAAGGGAGCCGATGACCTGCCACAGGACGTGCGCAAGGTCGGTGAAATGTACGTCAAGGAAGGGATTTACAAATCCATTTCCGAGTACGCCGAAGACTATTTCAAGCAAGGGTGACGACATGCGTGAAGAAGCAATCAAGGCAGAGCGCCGCCGTCGCAATTCGGACGGTTTGGCCGGTGTCCGGAACCGTCTCGGCATCAGCGCCGATCTGGACACGAAGAATTTCGTCTATCGTTGGGTGAATGACGAGGGCACTCGCATTCATGACCTGACGGTCAATGACGATTGGGATTTTGTCGAAAGCCGCGATGGCAAGGCAAAACCGGATGCTACGGGCCTTGGTGCGAACATTACCGTGCCCGTTGGTGTTGCGAAGAACGGGGACGCCGTAAAAGGCGTTCTTCTGCGGAAACGCAAGGACTATCATGATGAAGATGAACAGGCGAAACGCCGCCGTATTGATGAGCTGGAAAACGGACTGAAGGCAGGGGCAACGCCCGGTGCCGACCGAGACCGGCAATATGTGCCAAGTGGCGGGATTCACATCGAATCCGGCGGCAAGGCATAACTCCATCAACCATTTAGGGAGTAGCCATCATGGCTAACGCTAACGCTCCGTTCGGGCTTCGCCCGGTACGGTACCTGAGCGGTGCACCCTACAACGGCGCGGCGAACCGTTACTCGATTCCCTCGACCGATAGCACCGCAGTCTACATTGGCGGCATGGTGAAGCCTGCAGGTTCGGCTGACGCAAACGGCGTCATGACCGTCACCGGCAACGTTTCGACCGGCAACGCCGTCATTGGCGTCGTGGTGGGTGTAGAACCCGTCACTGCGTCCAGCACCATCTACCGTGAAGCCTCGGTTGATCGCTATGTTTGGGTCGCAGACGACCCGAGCCTTGTGTTCGCCGTGCAAGAAGACGCGGTTGGCGGTGCACTTGCGGTTACCGCCGTTGGAAACGCGGCGGATGGTATCAGCTTCACCTCTGGCAGCACCACGACGGGCTTGTCTTCGATGCAGCTTGACACCTCGACCGCTACCGCCTCGGGCGACGGAACCGAAGATTTCCTGATCATCGGCTTCATGCAGCGCCCGAATAACGAAGTGGCATCCGCCAATGCAAAAGTGCTCGTTCGCCTGAACAACCACTTCTTCATTGACGGCCAGGCTGGCGCATAAGGAGGGCTGGATATGTCAGTGATTACCACAGGCGCACACCCCAAAGCCCTCTGGCCGGGTGTCCGCAAGTTCGTGATGGGTTCGTATAACGAATTCGCCACGGAATACACCGATATCTTCGACATGAAGACGTCGGACATGGCTTACGAGGAAGACGTCGAGACGACTGGCTTCAACCTTGCGCAGATCAAAACGCAAGGCGGCGCGGTTTCCTATGACGGTCACACTCAGGGCTTCATCAAGCGGTACACGCACGTCGCCTATGGCTTGGGCTACATCGTGACCCGCGAGGAACGCGACGACAACCTCTACAAGTCGCGGTCCTTCAAGCGTGGCGAGCAACTTTCGTTCTCGTTCCGCACCACGAAAGAAATCGTGGGAGCCAACGTTCTCAACCGTGCGTTCGACACGAACTACACGGGCGGGGATGGTAAGGCCCTTTGCGTGACCGACCACCCGTCGCTGGCGGGCAACTGGTCGAACACGCTGAGTGTTGCTGCGGACCTGTCGGAAGCGTCCCTCGAGACGATGCTGGTGAATATCAGCCTCGCCAAGAACTCGCGCGGCCTGCCGATTGCCATTCGTGGCAAGAAGCTGATCGTGTCGCCTTCGGACGTGTTCAACGCCGAGCGCATCCTGAAATCGGCATTGCAGAACGACACGGCGAACAACGCCGTCAACGCAATCCGGTCTATGGGTCTCCTGCCGGGCGGGTATGTGGTCAACCACTATCTGACCGACACCGACGCATGGTTTGTGAAAACCGACGCGCCGGACGGGATGCTCGGGTTCCAGCGCCAAGCGTTCGAATTCACCCAGGACAATGACTTTGATACCGAAAACGCGAAAGCGAAAGGGTACGAACGTTATTCCTTTGGGTGGACCGATCCGCGCGGCCTGTATGGGTCGCCGGGCGCGTAAGGCCACAGGGGCGCGGGGCAACTCGCGCCTCCTTCATAGGAGAACTTCCCAATGGCCTACAAACCGACAAACTTCCCGAATGGGATTGCCGCGCCTTTCGTCAACGCTATCGGCGCTGCAACGGCATCGTCCGGGGCCGCAACTCTTACCGCGCTGCAAGGCAAGGTGACGAGCGAAGCCCTGACCACGGCACAGAACGCCAT